GGTGGTTTGGTGAGGGGGATAAGCCTAAATGGTTTGGCCTTGGTAACCTAAAGGACACCTTCAATATATTAGGAAACTCTGATATACTGGTGTTGACAGAAGACATAGTTTCTGCTATAAAGGTGGGCAAAGCTGGATTTATGGCTATGCCTATCTACGGTTCCTTCATTGGGGCAAAACGATTTGAACGCCTTTACAGGCTCTATAAACGATCTGTTGAGGTGGTGGTGTGGCTCGATTACGACAAGGCCTCTACGGCGGTAAAGGAGGCTCGTACGGGGGATGCTATAGGTCTCCTGACACGTACCCTAGTCACAGAACAAGACCCAAAGGAGATTTCCATTCCTTTGATTCAAGAAAAGTTAACAGGAGATAAAAAATGAGATATGCTGATGAAGCTTCAATCGTAGGATTTGCAATACGAACACGTAATGACAACGGTGATTTGTTTGTTACTTGCCCAGAGGGACGAGTTAACATCCAGCCTGAACTGATGCAGTTTGCCGAGCTTATTGAAGCTAAGGCAGAGAAGAATCTGCTACAGGAAATGGACGACATTCTCCTTAGGGAGTACCAGAAGTTGGTGAAAGCAGGAAAAGAAAAAGAGGACTCCCTCGAAATCTACGAAGCCATGATAAACAAGATTCGTTCTTTGAGCAGAACTGCTACAACGAACATTAAGAAAGCAGCTACAACTGCTACCTTTGTGGATTTTTAAGAAAGTGCTTGACTTTCAATTAATGTTACAGTAAAATAAATACCTTAAAGAAATAAATCATTGTGGTTAATTAAGAACAATACCAACAAAGGTATTGTGATTATAACCACATTTAATAAATACCTTAAAGAAATAAATCAATTGGGCTAATTAAAACAAGGTCAATAAAGACCTTGTAATTGTAGCCCACTTAATTAAATACAAAGAAAGATAAGAATGATTTCTCAGAAAACTCTAAAGGAGATTCTAGACTACAACCCAGAGACTGGTATTTTTATATGGAAAGCTAGGGCAGGTAAGAAGACTAAAGTAGGCTCTGTAGCTGGTTGTAAAGGGCCGCGGGGCTCTATCCAAATAGGATTTGATTATCAGATATATCCAGCCCATCGGCTGGCTTGGTTATATGTTTACGGAGAACTCTCTGATGAGTACGACGTTATCCATGTCAACCATAAGAATGATGATAACAAAATAGAGAACTTGCGGTGTACTACTAAAGTAGCTACTCTGGTTCGGTGTGGGAGGATTAAGCCTATAAACTCAGTGAAGACTTTAGGGATATATTTCACCTCCTCGGGGTGGAAGGCTTCTATCAAGGTAAACAGTAAGTCTGTGTGTCTTGGTACTTTCTCCAACAAAGTAGGTGCAGAAGCAGCTTATAACAAGGCTAAACGAAGAATAAAAGGAGGCTCCCTCTTGTGATAGAACTTATACTTCTCAGGTATCTTCTGTCTCTCCCGTACTACCAGAAGAACCGAGAATCCATAAGGATTCGGAAAGAGGACAGAGAGCTATCCTCCTTGTACAGGATACTTGACTCCCTCATGGAAGAGTATGGCAGAGATATAACTCTCTCCGAGTTTCAGACAGTAGCTCTGACTAGGCATCCTGAGCTGGAAACTATGGTCAACCACGTTGTGTCTGCAGATGTAGGGCCAGACATGCTCCCAGACTTGATTAAACAGGCCATACAGCGATCTTTGAGCCATGAGGTTGCCCTACTAGCTATTGAGTGCTCTGAAGGCCGTAAAGACCCCTCTGAACTAGTTAACTTCCTACAGAAGTTCAGTGAGTCAGAAGAGAAGGTAACCGGAGAGGAACAGTTCGTTACGGATGACATCGAGGAGCTTTATAATGAGACAGTTCACAGGCCGGGGTTACGCTGGCGTCTAAAGGCTCTTAACCAATCTCTGGGCAGTCTTCGTAAAGGAGACTTCGGTTTCATCATGGCTCGCCCTGAAACGGGAAAGACCACGTTTCTTGCTAGTGAAGTTTCTTTCATGGCAGAGCAGATACCAGAAGAGGGTGGCCCTATCCTCTGGTGTAACAACGAAGAAGGAGGTAACAAAGTAAAAGTCCGGGTTATTCAAGCAACCCTTGGGTGTACAACAAAGCAGATGTTTACACACCGTCAACGAGCCATTGAAAAGTACATGGCCCTTACCAAAGGAAAGATCAAACTAAAAGACAGTGCCTCCCTATCCAAGCGGGAAGTAGAAGCTCTCTGTGCTAGTTTAAAACCCTCCCTAGTGGTCTTTGACCAGATTGATAAGATCAAAGGGTTCAATGCTGATCGTGAGGACCTACGCCTTGGTGCGATTTATATCTGGGCACGAGAACTTGCAAAGCAGTACTGTCCTGTGATTGGAGTGTGTCAAGCGGACGTATCCGGGGAAGGTAAGAAGTACCTGACTATGGAAAATGTAGCGAATGCAAAGACAAGCAAACAAGCAGAAGCGGACTTCATCCTAGGGATTGGTACAGTACATGATGAGGGGCTTAAGTATATTCGATACCTACATTTGTCCAAAAATAAACTTTCTGGCGATGCCGATACCCTCCCAGAAATGAGACATGGCAGATTTGAAGTCCTCATTCAGCCAGAGCAGGCAAGATATTCTGACCTAACTTAAGGAGAAAGAAATGAAACTATTTGAAGTACCGGGCGGAGCCCTGATTCATGTGGCAGGTGACCCTGCGTGGGCTACCTATACGTTCCATCACATTGATGGGGCTTACTCCTACTGTACGGATGCTAGGGGTCTTGTATACCACTTCCATGCCAATACAGAAGTAGAAATTGGGGAGAAAAAGAATGCATGATGGTTATAATGGAAACTTAAAGAATCAAGAGATTCAGCGTCTTCAAGATATTATTGATAAACTAGAGGAGCAACTGGAATCCCTACGAGCATCCGTCTTTCAGTATGATTATAGTGAAACTGAGCGTCCGTACTCTGTTTTTGAACGAGTAAATGAATTGCTTGGGCAACTTGCAGAGAAAGATGAAGTAATCACAGCCCTACGAATGGGTTGGGATGAGGCAATCCGTGAGTTTCAATCCTATAAAATTGAACAGCATGAGAATCAATTGGATTTAATGGATAAAATAGCTGAACTTAAGTATGATCTGGTTATAGCTAAACATTGGAAACAAATATGAGAACGAGAAAACCAAGGGCTAGGTTGTATCGGTTTGATAACGGAAATTATGGGGTACAGAAAAGGTTTCTGTGTTTCTGGCATTTCCTTACTGCCCCAAGCACCTATGACCCAGATTGGGAAGTCTATTTTGCTACCCCGGATAAGTACAAGGCATTACGCATCGTAGAAAACATAAACATGGAGGGGCCAGTTGATACATGAAGCCTTTAACGCTGGACTTTGAGACTACGTTTTATAATCATGGGAATCCGTTCGACAGCAGAAACTTTGCTGTTGTTCTTGGGGTAAAGTACCTAGGTGACAACCACAAAACCTGTATCTACTTTGATGAGCCTGATGCAGTACCACGGCTTCAAAGACTTATTGACGGGGCAAGTATCCTTATTGGGTTCAATGCTAAGTTTGATCTGCATCACCTTCGTAAAGCTGGTATTAGTTTTGAAGGCAAATCTGTTTGGGACTGTCAAGTTGGGGAGTTTATTCTGGAGAACCAGAAGAATCCCTACCCCTCCCTTAACCAAGCAGCCGAGAAGTACGGGCTAGGACAGAAGATTGATGTAATTGCGTTAGAGTATTGGGATAATGGAATCAACACAGATGAGATACCTAGACCTATTCTGACTGAGTACCTTGAACAAGACCTTCATCTAACAGAACAAGTCTACCTCAAACAGAGAGAGCAATTTCAAACAAACCAGCAAGGGAAATATGCGTTGTTTCGGTTACAATGTCAAGACCTACTGGTGCTTGAAGAGTATGAAGCAAACGGTATCAAGTTTGATACTAAGGCTGCTAGACTTCGAGCAGAGGAACTGTCAGCAGAACTTGAGATTATACACAAAGAAATGGTTTCTCTCGTGGGTAATGTCCCGTTTAACCTCAACAGCGGGGATCATGTTAGCTGCATTCTATATGGGGGTACTATTACTATTGATGATCGAATCCCTGTGGGTGTATTTAAAACAGGGAAGAACATCGGAGCAACCCGCTACAAAATAATTAAGAAGAACTATGAACTACCTCGCCTCTGTGAACCACTAAAGGGGACAGAGGTAAAGAAACCAGAAGGCTCTCAACCTATCTGGCAGACCAACGAAGATGTACTGGCAACAATCAAGCTGACTAAGCACTCTCGGAAACTGGTTAACCTTATCCAGAGCTACACAAAGCTCGACAAACTGCGTGGTACTTATCTTGAAGGCATACCCCAATTAATCGAAAAAATGAATTGGGAGCCAAACATAATTCATGGGAACCTCAACCAGTGCGTTGCAATAACCGGGAGACTCTCATCTACCAAACCCAACCTCCAGAACATGCCACCAGAAACTAAAATTTATATGGGAAGTCGTTATCTATGAGGAACCAAAATGTTATTTGAAATTGGACACCGCAGGCCCGGTAGTGCTTTCTTTAACTGGAAAGAGAAGAAGTGCTTCCCCTCCATACATGAAGCAGAGCTGTACTGCCGTGGCCTTAGTTGGAGGGAGGAGCAACTGCTTATTACACAAGTCTTCAAGGAAGAGAAACAAGTGAGTCCCTAAATGCCTATCGTGAATGCGGATGCAAAAGCGTTAGAGTGGGTGGTGGGTAGCTACCTATCAAAGGATAAACTTGCCTATGAGGAAATCTTTGCTGGTGTTGACATGCACACTAACAACCAGATTGCTTTTAAACTACCCGGCTGGGAGGATGCCTCCAAAGGACTGAAGACAGAGCAAGCAGCCCTTGGGCGACTTATTGCCAAGGTATTCGTATTCCGTTAAACGGCGGAATTAAAACAAGGTGAATTCGGGGAACCTCCAGAACGGACAACCCCGAGCCAAGCAAAGGTATTTAAATTTCTATTTACAGCCTCAATAAAAGAGCGTACAATAGTAGGTATACTTTTAATAGGAGATGTAAAAGTGAATTTTAAAGAGAAAAGTTGTTCTGAGTGTGGTACTCCATATCTCCCAACAGGGAGATGTTCAAAGTACTGCCCTATATGTAGACCAATAGTAACCAAACGTGTTAAAGACGCTGCTATAAAGCGGTGGGCCTATGCTAAGGGTTATTTGAATGGTAAGGGTTCTGGTAGTGCTACTGGAAAAGGAAAAGAAAATCATATGTACACATATGGTGTTGCTAATTTCCAGCAATATGCACGAGAGAGAAAACAAACTGTAGGGTTATGTGAGATTTGTGGTAAGGACATAAAAGAAGCAACCCACTACGAGTGGGTAGGTCATCACAAAGATCATGACAGGACGAACAATGACATTAGTAATCTTATTTTGATGTGCAAACAGTGTCATCAGATAGAGCACGAATGTTGGAAAGCCTTTGAAGGTGTAACGACTAGTCGAAAGACGTAGGGTGGACAACCACTCGAAGCCCCTTGCCCCAGAAATGGGTGATGATATAGTCTGCTCTGCATAGGAATATGCAGTTAACATAAGGTTAATGTATGGAGGTTCGGCCTACGCTTATGCAAATGACCCAGAGTTCACTGTTGTTAGCTCATCGGAGAAGTTCTGGCAAGGAATCATAGACGCCTTCTACGATAAGTATAAAGGATTGGCTGCATGGCACACTAGGATCGTTCAGGAAGTGACTACTACTGGACAACTGGTTATGCCTACAGGCCGTATCTATTCCTTTGAACCAAACAGACGTGGCGACTGGCCTATCACAACGATCAAAAACTACCCGGTTCAAGGCTGCGGCGCGGACATCATGGCTATTGCTCGGGTATCGTTCCACAATAGGTTTAAAGCAGGGGGTTTCACTGGAGTTGAGATCAATACGGTGCATGATTCCATTGTCGTAGATGTCCCCTCAAGTGAAGTAGATGCAGTAGTACGGTTGTTCCATGAGGTCTTCCGTGACCTCCCAACTAACTTCGAACGTATCTTCAAGCACAAGTTTGATTTGCCTCTTCGCGTGGAAGTTGGTACAGGGCCGGATATGAAGCATACAGAAGAAGTTAAATATATTGCTTGACACGGTATATCAATCCATGATATACTAGATGTATAAACTGAAAAAGGAAACTTAAAATGAACTTGTTTAATGTAGTTGATAAAGTAAATGATGTATTATTTGGTAAAACAGTAGACTCTATCCTGAGTGATTTTAACAACAAGTTGACTCAGTTGGACAAGCTGATTGACAACAAGTTGTTCTTGGTTGAGTCCTGTATTATTCGTATTAACCAGTTGGAAGAAGAACTCAACGCAGCAGAACAGGAAATCGTTCGTGCCGCCACAATCCATAGTAAAATCTCTCAGTTAATTTCTAGTTAAAAGAGGCAGTGAGTGAGAGAACACATCAGCTATAATCCAGAGACTGGTCTCTTTAAATGGAGAATTGATGTAAATAATAAAGTACATGCAGGGGATATTGCCGGTGTTAAGCGAGGAAATGGGTATATTCATATAGGGTTTGGTTATCGGCTCTATTCCGCTCATCGCCTAGCATGGGAATATGCTCATGGAGAGATACCAGAAGGGATGCAGATAGACCATATCAATGGTATCCGGGACGACAACCGGATAGAGAATCTACGTCTTGCTACCCCCACAGTAAATAGGCAAAACCTAAGAAAGGCCTTAAGTAACAGTAGTTCGGGGTTTCTTGGGGTGTCTCCTAGTAGGGGTAAGTGGCGATCTCGAATTAAAGTTTCGGGTAAGTTTATACACCTAGGTGTATATAATACTCCAGAAGAGGCTCATGAGGCCTATCTAGTAGCAAAACGACAATTACATGAAGGGAACACACTATAATGTATATATCCATTATCAACGTAACACACGAAACAGTACCTACCGCTAAGGGTAGCTATGGCAAGCTGGACATTGCCTACAAGAATGACCAAGGCAAGACAGAAGGCAAGAAGGTTGTGTCCTTCACTAACGAAGCGGTATTTAACATCCTGAAAGTAGCCAAGACTGGTGATGCCTTCAATGTGGTTACTGAGAAGGATGATAACAATTACTGGCAGTGGACTAGCGTTACTCCAGTTACAGGGGGAGCTGCCCCCGGCCAAGAGGTAGCTCGGCCAGTAGCTGGTGCTACAGCCTCTCCTAAGAGTACCTACGAGACTCCAGAAGAGAGGGCTAAGAAACAGGTGTACATCGTTCGTCAGTCTTCTATCTCTTCCGCTCTGGAGTACTCCAAGAGTGTGAAAGCCCTTAAGACAGTAGAGGATGTTATCAAAGTAGCCCAACAGTTTGAGGCATTCGTCTTTGGTGAGGAGTACGATGATGGTACTGTGTTCACCATGAAGGATGATGCTGATCTGGTTATCCGGTAATGGTAACAGCCTTAATAGACGGAGACCTCATTGCATATATCAATGCAGCCTCCGCTGAACTGGAGCCTCTGGATGTTGCTCTTGCTCGTGTTGACAAGCACATGCACGACATTCTGGAGGCTACCGGGGCAGAACAATACAAGGCATTCATATCTGGGCAACATAATTTCCGGTATGAAGTCAACCCCATGTACAAGGCAAACAGGGTAGCCCCACAACCAGTACACAGAGAAGCCTGTAAAGACTACCTGATAACTGAGTGGAAAGCCTCTGTAACCGATGGCTATGAGGCTGATGATGCCCTTGGTATCAACCAGACAGAAGATACAATCATCTGCAGTATCGACAAAGACCTTCGGATGATCCCCGGCAAGCACTATAGCTGGCCCATCCTGCGTAAAGGAGTAGTGATTCGTGAAGCTAAAATTTCAAGTGTTACAGAACTGGAGGGCTTTAAAGCTTTCTTTTCTTCACTTTTTGTGGGTGACACGTCAGACAACATCATCGGTGTGCGTGGAATTGGGGCTGTTAAAGCCAAGAAAATGATTGATCCCCTGACCTCTGAGAAGGCTATGTTCAACACAGCACGAGCAGCATATGATAATGATGAACGGTTCCTGATGAACGCGGATTGCTTATGGATTTGGAGGGAGGAAAATGGGCGCTACACAGACAGGCCCTATGTTAAGGAGTGGTTATGATGTCTAAAGCTTGGCTCCTCCTTGCTCTTCTAATAGGGGCTTCCGCTATTGCAGAGCCTCTTCCTGAGCAGATTATTATTACCCAAGAAGCTTTCATGCAATTGAAGGGAATGTTCGCAGAGCAAGCAGCCCAGCTCTCTGAACAAACAGGCCTTGCACGACACTGGTTTACTGAGTACAGTGACCTTAAGGCCTGTGTTAAGGACAGTGGCAGCCACGCAGAAGCTGTTATGTGTACCGGTGCATACTATGCGGGTAACTAAACGACAGGCACGTAAGGAGGCCCTATCCAAGGGGTACAGAAGTAACTTCGAGTTCGATATAGCCAAGTACTTAGAAAAGCTACAGGTTCCTTTTGAATATGAGACAGTTGCACTAAAGTACACTGTACCAGAGACATTAAAAACATATCATCCAGACTGGCTAGTCAATGGGGTGCTGTATGAGGCGAAGGGACTCTTCTCTCCAGCAGATAGGAAGAAGATGCTTTTTGTTAGGGATTCCAACCCCGGCCTAGTAATCAGGCTAATCTTTCAGAACAGTCAGGTTAAGATAAGAAAAGGTTCCAGCACGACATATGCGGACTGGGCAACCAAGAATGGAATGGAGTGGTGTGATTTCCGAGATAAACGAAAGTTACAGCAGTGGTTCAAATTTAAAGGAGTAATATCATAAAAATTCTTTGCCTCGATTGCGAAACGGCCCCTAACACAGTATACTGTTGGGGCCTCTTTAAGCAGAATATAGCTATCTCCCAGATCGTAGACAGCAGCTATCTTCTTTGCTACTCTGCCAAGTGGCTTGGTGAAGAGCAAGTCTTCTTTGATAGTGTGAACAAATCACTACCTAAGCACATGCTGGAAGGTATTCATTCCTTAATGGATGAGGCCGATGCTATTATTCACTATAACGGAAACAGATTTGATATTCCGGTGCTGAATCGTGAGTTTCTGACACATGGCTTTGCCCCACCATCCCCCGCTAAACAGGTTGACCTTTACCTAACTGTTCGTAAACAGTTCAAGTTTGCTAGTAATAAACTAGACTACGTTGCACAGCAACTAGGCCTTGGTCAGAAGAAGGACACTAACTTTGCCCTGTGGGTTGGCTGTATGCAAGGTGATCTAGATTCGTGGACTAAGATGGAAGAGTACAATGTGCAAGACGTTATCCTTCTGGAAGCTGTCTATAACGTAGTCAAACCTTGGATTAAGAATCATCCTAATCATGGTCTGCATACAGATGGTCTTGTGTGTCCTAACTGTGGAGGTAATCATTATCAACGACGTGGTTTCGCCCATACCCACGCAGGAAAGTACCAACGCTTCTTCTGCTCAGGCTGTGGCAACTGGTTCCGTGGGCGTAAGTCTGAAAAGACCCAAACCTTCGTTAACATCCAAAATTGAGTGGCCTGATCTATGGCTCCCACCAATCAACTTGTATAGTGTTCCTAGGAGAGCAACATAACTACCATCGCGTTTGACTCCGTAACAATTGCTGCGGATAAGCAAGCTACTATAGGTAATCTCAAGAGGACGTGTACTAAACTACATGAAATTGATGGGATGCAAGTAGCTGTATCCGGACAACTATCACTAGGTATCAAGCTTATCGAGTGGGTTCGTAATGGCCGTGACCTTGATTCCTTCCCGGAAGGTATTGAGGATGACGAAGGTATAATCCTAGCCTACCTTGTTATTATTGACAGGAAGGTGATCTACTTATACGAAGGTACACCTATCCCTATTATCTTTGAGGATAGGTACTTTGCAAGTGGTAGCGGGAGTAACTTTGCTCTGGCAGCTATGGAAGCAGGTAAGACCGCAGAAGAGGCTGTGCTCATTGCAAGTAAGTACGATGTATACACTGGCATGGGTGTGGATGTACTACCATGCTAGTACATTGGGTAGTACCTTGGTTGGTAATCCTTCTGTGTTTTTTAGTGTCAATCAAAACTTTAATGGACTATGACAAATGAGTAATCCACTCTTATTCCCACTGATAGATAAAGTAATAGATACTGTTGGGGATTTATTCCCTTCGGAGGAAAAGAAAAATGAAGCAAAACTTAAACTCGTACAGGCAGAGCAGTCAGGCCAACTGGAAGAAACTAAAGTCCAGCTTAGTGCTATTCTTGCAGAAGCTAACTCTGCTGATCCAATAACCTCAAGGGCCCGCCCTACGTTTCTGTATGTAATCTACATTATCATCCTGTTTGGTATACCTATGGGATTCCTTAGTGCCTTTAGCCCCACAACAGCGGCAGCAGTTACCGTGGGGTTCAAGGGCTGGTTGGCCGCCATCCCAAATGAACTCTATGCCTTGTTTGGTGCTGGTTACTTGGGTTATGTCGGAGCTAGGACATACGATAAGAAGAGTGGCGTAACGAAATGAGTATGACTCTGACAGAGCTACAAGAAAAGCTCAAAGAGGTAGACGAGATTACATTGATGGAGCTACTGAATGTCTCTTCGGAGGATTTGGTAGAGCGTTTCGTCGATGTGATTGAGGACAAGTTTGACACATTGGTACAAGAATATGGTGAATAAACTACCAACTACCTATCAAGCAATCATCCATAAGAGCCGTTACGCACGATTCCTTCCAGAGCTAAACCGAAGGGAAAGTTGGGAAGAGACAGTAGGTAGGCTTATCGCTTACATCGGCCCAAAGGTAGGCATAGAGACAGCCTACGAACTCCAAGAGGCTATCCTGAATCTGGAAATCATGCCTTCCATGCGCTTGCTTATGAGTGCTGGTGAGGCATGTGAACGAGATAACATTGCTGCTTACAACTGCTCTTACTTGGCAGTAAACCACAAGAAGGCTTTCAGTGAGTGCTTGTACATCTTGATGAATGGTACTGGTGTAGGCTTCTCCTGTGAACGACAGGAGATTGCTAAGCTTCCCACTGTTCCAGAACAGATCAATTACATAGACGATATTGTTGTCGTAGCAGATAGCAAGTTGGGTTGGGCAAAGGCCTATAAGAAACTCATTACTTCTCTGTACGATGGTGATATTCCTACGTTTGACTTTTCTCGTGTACGTCCAGCTGGCTCCCGGCTGGTCACCTTTGGTGGTCGTGCCTCTGGCCCTGACCCACTTAAGAGGCTCTTCGACTTTACAGTAGAGACCTTTAAGAAGGCACAAGGACGTAAGCTAACCTCTATCGAAGTACATGACATTATGTGTATGATTGGTGAGGTTGTAGTGGTCGGGGGCGTTCGTCGCTCTGCTCTGATTAGTTTGAGCAACCTGACTGACCGGCGTATGCGTGAAGCTAAGATGGGGCAATGGTGGGAAGCGAATGCTCAACGCCGTATCTCCAACAACAGTATCGCTTACACAGAGAAGCCTGATATGGAGACATTCATTGAAGAATGGCTGGCTCTTGTCAAGTCGAAGTCTGGTGAACGTGGTATCTTCAATAGGAAGGCTGCTCAGAACCAAGCAGCAAAAGCTGGTAGGGACCCAACACTAAATTACGGATGTAATCCCTAAAATGTGTGGGGATGTAAAACCCTCTCTGATTGACTTGGAAGTTGGTGACACAACGACAGGGCGCAAGCATACTTTGATAATGCAGCGTGAGAGACTAAGTGAGAGGGGTACTATGTACTGTGTGTATTGGATTAGAAAAGAAACTCATTCTGATATTTTCAATGAAGGTTATGTAGGAATATCAAAGAACTTCAAAGAAAGAATGAGGCAACACAAGAAGAATAAAAAGAAGACTCCTTTAACAGGAGCTATACAGAAATACTCCTGGAACCAACTAGTAAAAGAAATCCTGTACGATAGCTTGACACAAGAAGAAGCCCTTACAATAGAAGGGAATCTTAGAAAAGTTGAACGTATCGGGTGGAACTTACAAAGAGGTGGTTACATTGGTGTAGATTCTTCTTGGTATGAAATTCTTGATAATAAAATACAACATAGTAAGGCCACTTCTGAACAAACAAAGATAGGAATTCAGAAGAAAGACACTAAAGAAAAACGAGTAGAAAGAGCAAAGACAAGCTGGGCTACCAACAGAGATTCCTACAAAGATATCTGTAAAGGAAGTAAAAATCCTAAAGCCTTGCTAACGGAAGATGATGTACACTTTATTAAGTACACCTTAATACCTTCTGGAATGTCTAACCTAGAACTCGGACCAATCTTTAATGTTAAGCCTTATGTTATCAGTTTTATTAGAACTAACAAAAACTGGAAACATATATAGTACATGCGATAGTCCAGCGCACGGTGGGTAGGTCAATACATCCCCATTGTGTGAGGCAGTGAAATCATTTTGCGGGACAAACAATTCTGCAATCTGACAGAATGCGTTGTAAGGTCTGACGATACCTTTACAACGCTCAAACGAAAGGTGGAACTAGCAACTATCCTTGGTACTATTCAGAGTACTCTTACCAACTTTCAGTTCTTGAGTGAAGAGTGGAAGAAGAACACTGAAGAAGAACGACTGCTAGGCGTAAGTCTTACTGGGATTATGGACAGTGTTCTTACAAACAACCCAGACCCAACCATGTTAGAGGAGTTGAGAAATCATGCAAAGGAAGTCAACAGAGAGTGGGCAGACCGGCTTGGTATTCCTCCTTCTGCTGCTATCACTTGTGTTAAGCCTTCCGGTACAGTCAGCCAGTTGGTGGATAGTGCTAGTGGCATTCACGCTAGACATGCTCCTTACTACGTTCGACGCATACGAATGGATAAGAAAGACCCCATCTACCTCTTCCTCAAGGATAAAGGAATCCCGGTAGAGGATGATGTTTATGCACGGGAGTCAACAGCCGTCTTTGCTTTCCCTATGAAGGCCCCTGATGGTGCTGTCTGCCGTACTGATAAGACTGCTCTGGAGCAACTTGAGCTTTGGCTTATCTACCAGCGTCATTGGTGTGAACATAAACCTAGCGTTACTATCTCTGTCAAGGAAGCTGAGTGGATGGAAGTAGGAGCGTGGGTCTATGAACACTTTGATGAGGTGAGTGGTATCTCCTTCTTGCCCTTCTCTGACCATACGTATCAGCAAGCACCATACACTGACAGCACCATGGAAGAGTATGAAGCACTGGTGGCAGCTATGCCAGTTGATATTAATTGGGAAGAGTTAGTAGAGGTAGACGACAACACAGAAGGGGCACAAACCTTAGCCTGTGTTTCTGGACAGTGTGAACTATAATGGGAGTTAGCTTGAGGTACACTAGCAAGTTCGTGCAGCTGCTCTTTCTGTTGAAGAAGGAGTTCCCGGAGCGAGACATAGGCCCCGGTTGGGAGGGGCCAGACAGTTACGAGTTATTTGTGGATCACTACTCAATGGTGATTACTTTAGAAGAACTAGACCACTTTACCCTTGATATGCTAAAAGCACATGTGGTAAACGAAATGAACCAGAAATTTACAAGGAATAGAAAATGATGAAAGAACACCTCGTAACATTGGTACGAAACATTCAAGCCGAAGGACACAACATTGCTGAACAACCAATTATCTTTAAATGGGAATGGCCAGATGATGTTCCCGGTGTTGGCTTCCAACTGCTTATTCATGGTAGTACACCAGAGGCGGAGAATTCGTCGGATGAAGAGGAGGAAGTAATTATTATGACTACACCAGACGAAAAGATTACAGTACATTAACATGAAAATTGCTGTTATTGGGAGTACGTCTGTTGCCAAAGCAGAGGTACTCTTCCCGCTTATCCAAGGGTTTGTTGATGATCGTTGCCCCAAGAAGCAAGTCACTGTTCTTGGTATTGGTAATGAAGTAGGGGGACTTGTTCGTAAGTGGAGTGAGCGGAGAGGCTTTGACTTCGTTGGGCTTCCTTATGATCTAGCTATAAGTAATGCAGACGAAGTACTGTTTATTCTGGATAAAACTTCCCCGGATAATCATTATAAGATGCGGTATGCCCAGAAGGTTGGTGTTCCCTACATGATTATACGAGTATAAAAGAAAAGGCCCCTTAATTGGGGCCTTCTTCATTTACTTCTTCTTGATTTTAGCAATCAAGTCCTGCACGGTTTTAGATTCATAGATACGAATCAGAGTATAGATTAAAGCAAACAGAGCGGAAATCTCCGGTAGCCACCCAAAGACTGTTGCCGTTACAGTACCTACAGAAATAACATCAGTTACGTTCTTTACCTGTTCCATTACTTATGGCCTCCATGTTCCAATGAGTAATGATTCCCATCTTCAAATCTCCCACCCCATGTACCTCCAATAGATTCCCACCACTCCCCAAGAACTTTATGATCCTCAGTACTTCCGAGGAACACACCATCCTTGAACAGATTCAGGTCAATTGCAAGACGTAGTTTGTGACAACTTGAAGCCTGTCCATAACCTTTCTTTATCCCTAGCAAACCAAATACACGAGGGTCTCGGTAAGCATCCCCGAAAGTTACCTCGTATCCTAGTTCAGTAGCTTTATTGATTAGCTGGACTACCATCAAAGCAAACTTACTTTGCTTACTTCTTAGAGTCATACTTATTTCCTTTCCTCATGAGCTACTTTCTTAATGTAGTCCTGAGTCTCTTTGGGAAGAAACTCTTTCCAGTTCCTACCAGTCCTAGCTGCCTTGGACAGAGCATTATGTATCTTGCCCGGCCCTGCGTTGTAAGCAGCCACTCCCTGTTCCACATCCCCAAACACATCAATCATCTTAGTAACATAATCTCTACCAAAACGAATGAACTCTTCTTCGGAATCATTCTGTACTGGCTTGATTCCATATCCCGGATTCTTAGCGGTCTTAGGCATAAGCTGAGTAATTCCTTGTGCTCCTACAGGAGAAGCAGTTAGGGTTCCTTCCTTAGTCTTATGTTGCCCTCTGGACTCTGTGTGGATTAGCCTTTCCATCAGGCCTTCTATATCAGGGGTCTTTGGCTTACTGAGTGTAGGAGTAGTTTCTTCCTTCTTAGGTCTGGTTATTTCCTGTAGACCAACACCAATAAAGCTCTTGGCTCTGTTCACAGCACCAGTAACTTCCCTAGCCCCATCCTTGAGCATATCCACAACCCCACCCGGAGGTGGCTTTACTTCCTCCTCCGGGGGTTTCTTTACAAACTGTTTAAAGCTGTCAGAGAACTCCATTATTATTCTCCTACCAAACCAGAGAAGTACTTAGGATAGAACTCCTTAGCTGCCTCCTTCATAGGCATGTTGTGCGCATTGGCATAGGCTTGCAACGCTACGTTCACATTGTTAGCATACACCTTATTGAACATAGGAGCATCCTTACCCGTGAAGACCAACATACCAGAGGACAGCACATCCATACTCACATCCTTACCTTTTGAAGTTTCTGTCAGGGTATTGATACCAAAGTTAGTATCTTCCAACATCTGCCCAACAGACACATCTACTTGGTTAATAGTATCTGCATCCATCTGTTGTGGCTTTGATTTAGCCAGAGAAGATAGATTGTTGAACAAAAACTGGAGCCGTTGTTTAGGGGTTCCAATGTCAGGCCCAACACTATTCATAGCCGCTAGAGTCTTACCAAGTCCCTGCCAATCCCCTGTTTTCTCCCCGTGAGTCAAAGCACTCTGAACAACAATACCACTAACCTTGTCTTGGTCACTCTTAGGGATAACCTCACCCATAACAGGGGCAGAGAAGTTGCCCTTAGCTACGTTCTCAATAATAGCCATAAACCGAGGACGAAGTTCAGAAGAGATAACTGCTTCTGGAGCTGACCGTGCTAGATTTGCTACCAAGTCAATCTCAGCCATGTTATGTGTCTTAAGCAGTTCTCTAGTCTGAGTTCCCTTGGCAATCTCTACCTCATTACCAATAATCTTCTTGAGGTCTTCACCACCTGCCATATTAGCAAGAGACGTTTTCTGTCTCTCAATATTCTTAGCATGAAGTTCAATTAGTTGTTGAGAGTTCGGGTCTTGCCTAATACTCACCGGAATGGATTGTACATATCGAAGATGAGAATCATCCAACTGAGCTTCCACCTGAGCCTTAAACTTAGGGTACGTAGAAGCAGTAATCCCTTGTGTATCAATCATATCGAACAGGGCCTGTTGAGTCTCAGACATAGCACCACGAAGGACATTGGGGCCTACATCCTCATTCCATTGACGAGCCTTAGCTTCGCTCATCATACCAAAGCGTTCTTTATCCCGTACCTGCATATTGTAGGCTTGGGTATCATTCTCATGGGCCTTTACCTTTTCAGCTAGTTGCCAGACTGGGGTAGAGGCATCATAATAGATATACGCTCTCTTAGCCCGCTCAGTCAGATCATCGTAGGCCTTCTCTGCCTGTTTCTGTTTACTCTGAGCAATCTCTTGGTCTACTTTAAGTACACCAGTAATACCAGAGAGTTCCAGAACACGGGCAGCCT